ATGGCTAAGATGCCCATGATGCAAGAAGGTGGCGACGTCAAGGTACCAACGAAAGAAGAGTTTGATGCTATGACTCCCAAGCAACAGGAGGCGCGTAGAAGAGCCGCTAGTTTAAACAACATAACACTCAGCAAAGAAGAAAAAGCTGCTAAAAAAGTTATGAAGAAAAAGATGGGAGACAAGCCTAAGAAGATGAACATGGGTGGCATGGCTACTGCTAACAAGTATGACAGGAATAGAATAGAAAAAAGGGCAGAGAAAAAGCCTCCTGAGGTGCCACGCTTTGATAGAACCCGAGTACCAGTCGAACCTAGTCCTACGCCCCCCGGAATGAAAAAAGGTGGGGTGGCTAAGAAGATGAACATGGGTGGCATGGCTAAGGCGAGCTACTCTAAAGGTAGTAAGGTTCGTGGTTATGGTATGGCTCGCGGCGGCAAAGCCTGCAAGATGCGATAATGCGTAGGTATTATAAGTCTGGCGGAAAGATATGCGCTAAGGGTAAGTCGTGGGCTAAACGAACCTTTGACACATATCCTTCCGCGTACGCGAACATGGCAGCTTCAAAGTACTGCAAAGATCCCAACTATGCTAAGGGATCAAAAGGTAAGAAGTAATGGGCGACCTTAAAGATTGGGTAGATCAAGACTGGGTTAGAATTGGTACAGACGGTAAGATTAAAGGTAAGTGTGGAACGTCTAAAGACAAAAAGAACCCAGATAGATGTTTACCTAGAAGCAAAGCGCAGTCGCTTAGTACAGGCGAAAGAGCAGCTACAGCTAAGAAAAAGAAAAGTGCCGGATCAAAAGGAGAGACTGTGGTGAAAAATACAAAACCTGCTACTGTTAAGTTACGTAAGGGTGGCCTTGCTAGAGGTAAGCGGTCTATAGCTACAGGCTGTGGGCAAGTAATGGAAAATAGACGAAAGAAAACACTTTACGTTTAAGGACATAAATTATGAAAGGTGTAAAACATTACAAAAGAGACGGTACTGAACATCAAGGTTCTAGCCACAAAATGGCTGATGGTACCCTACACACTAATAAGTCTCACACTAAGACAAGCGTAAAGTTATTTCACTTAAAAGATTTGTCAGTCAAAGCTAAAGCTAAGGCCAAAGGAAAGACTGTTAAGAAAAATCGGAGTAAGTAGTAATGACTACATCAACCACCACTGCGTTCAATATGGAGTTTACAGAGATCGCAGAAGAAGCGTTTGAACGCGCAGGTCGAGAAATGCGTTCTGGGTACGACTTACGCACCGCCCGCAGATCTATGAACCTACTTACTATAGAGTGGCAGAACCGTGGCATTAACATGTGGACGGTAGACAGCGGCACTATTGATCTAGTCAAAGGCCAGACTACCCCCTACGACCTCCCTGCCGACACCATAGATCTACTAGAACACCAGATACGCACAGGTAGTGGAAACGCAGCTACTCAGTCTGATCTCACTATAAGTCGTATTAGTGTAAGTACATACGCGTCTATTCCTAACAAGTTAACACAAGGAAGACCCATACAGCTTTATATAGAGCGGTTACGCGACCATCCGAAAGTCAACGTGTGGCCGATACCAGATAGAAGCGACTACAAACTGTACTACTGGCGTATGCGCCGTATAAAAGATGCTGGTAGTGGTGTACAAACTGCGGATATGAACTTTAGGTTCTTCCCCTGTTTAGTAGCAGGACTAGCTTATTACATTGCTATGAAACTACCTGAGATGATGGATCGCGTACCCATGTTAAAAGCTGTATATGATGAGCAGTTTGAACTTGCAGCAGGGGAAGACAGAGAAAAGACTTCTGCTAGGTTTGTACCGCGCATTGGATACGTGTAATGAGTAATAGGTTTGCTTCTAACAAGATAGCGATAGCAGATTGTGATATTTGTGGTTTTCAGTATAAACTACGAGAACTAAAAGATTTAATCGTAAAAGGTACAAATACACATTTAAAAGCGTGTAAAGAATGCTGGAATGCTGACCACCCACAGTTAAAGTTAGGTGAGTTTCCAGTAGATGACCCCCAAGCAATACGTGATCCTAGGCCAGATAGGAGTTTAGGAGAATCAGGGGGCAGTAGTAGTAGAGATATTTATTGGGGTTGGAACCCTGTAGGTGGCGGTAATAGCCCCTATGATCTGACTCCTAACACCCTACAAGCCGTCGGCAGTGTAGGACAAGTAACAGTAACGACTACGTAGGAGATACATTATGGCCCTTAAAGGTAAGCAGTCTAAGATGGACAAGAACAAAGATGGCAAGATTTCTGGTGCTGACTTCAAGATGATGAATGTTGGTGGTAAAGTTAAAAAAGGCTACGCTGAAGGCGGTAAGGTTAAAATACGTGGTACTGGCGCAGCTACTAAAGGGTTGTACGCTAGAGGGCCAATGGGCTAATACATGAACTATACTGAACTAAAAGCTAATATCCAAGACATCTGCGAGAATACGTTCACGGCAGATCAACTTGCTATGTTTACAAAACAAGCAGAGCAGAAGATATATAGTTCGGTTCAGCTACCTGCACTTCGTAAAGTAGATGACGGGCCATTGGCAAATGGAACTAAACTGTTAAGCCTGCCTACTGACTTCTTATACACCTATAGTATAGCTGTCATTGCTAGCGATGGTACGTACTCGTTCTTGCTAAACAAGGATGGTAACTTCTTACGTGAGGCGTACCCTATTGATTCCGCTGCTACTAAAGGGCTTCCTAAGTTTTATTCTTACCAAGGACTAGCATCTAACGGCGTTGCAACTCAATTAGAACTAGCTCCAACTCCTGACGCTAACTACGTAATTGAGCACACCTATGGGTATTATCCTGAGTCTATAGTAACCGCAGCTACTAGTTGGTTGGGTACACACTTTGATTCTGCGTTGTTAAATGGCGCTCTAGTAGAAGCTATACGTTTTATGAAGGGAGAGCAGGACATTATAGCCAATTACGAAAAGATGTATTTGATGTCTATGGCATTACTGAAGAATATGGGAGATGGTAAGTTACGTCAGGATACATATCGTTCGGGACAACTTAGAACTTCAGTTAACTAAGGAACTATTAGATGTCAATAGCACAAACAATGTGTACTTCGTTTAAAGTTGCTCTTCTAGATGGAGAGATGGATTTTAGTAGTAACACAAACCAAACATTCAAGATCGCGTTGTTTACATCTGACGCAACTCTAGACGCAACTACGCTCGCCTACGCTGTTACTAACGAAGCATCAGGCACAGGATACACTGCGGGTGGAGAAACGCTTACTATAGCTACTAACTCTACATCTACAGATACCACTGCATATATTAACTTTTCTACGGTATCATGGAATAATTCTAGTATTACTGCTCGTGGAGCACTTATATATAGATCGTCAGGTACTGGCAATAACGCCATAGCGGTGTTAGATTTTGGTTTAAACAAGACAACCGCTAACGCAAAGTTTGAAATAACATTCCCTGCGGCAGATAAAAATACCGCTATCATACGGATAGCTTGAGGCTAAATAAATGGCAACGCAATATACTTCAGTTTTAAAACTAGCCCTACCTACACAGGGAGAACTTAGTGGTGCGTGGGGTAATGTAGTAAACGACAACATTACCTCCATGATAGAGCAGGCCATAGCCGGACTAGCGGTGATAAACACATGGTCAAGTAATTCGCATACTCTGACTTCTGCTAACGGTTCTACGTCTGAGTCTCGCTGTGCAATGTTATCTCTTGTTGCTGCTAGTGGCGCTCCTTCCGCTGCCGCGTCCGTAATCTGCCCCGCACTTGCTAAAACGTATATTGTTAAGAACTCCTCTGGGCAAGCGGCTACACTAAAAACAGCAAGTGGATCGGGCATCGCCGTACCTAACGGTAAGTCTATGTTGTTGTTCTGTGACGGAACTAACGTAGTTGAAGCAGTAGACCACGTAGTAACCATGTCCGCAGGTACACTGACTATTACTGGACTTACTACTTTTGCATCTTTAAAAGGCGCTGACTCAACAACAGTCACGGGCATCCTTGATGAAGATAATATGGCCTCTAACAGCGCCGTTAAATTAGCTACTCAACAGTCAATCAAAGCGTATGTAGACTCGCAGGTAGACACTGTTGACTCCTTAGCAGAAGTCCTAGCACAGGGTAATACTTCTGGCGGCACAGATATTGCAGTATCTACCGACGATAAAGTCCAATTCCGTGATGCCGCAATACACATTAGCTCTAGTGCTGATGGTCAGCTTGATATTGTCGCAGATACAGAAATACAGATCGCTGCTACTACTGTTGATATTAATGGCGCTGTGGCACTTAACGGTGCGATTACAGGTGCTACTAACATCACATTAAGTGGTGAGCTTGATGCAGCTACAGGTGACTTCTCAGGTGCAGTAGATATAGATGGCGCTCTAGACGTTGCAGGAACTACAAACCTAGATGTCGTGGACATTGATGGCGCTGTGGATATGGCAACTACCCTTCAAGTTGATGGAGTAGCTACCTTTACTGGTAGAGATGTTCATAGTGGTGGTATTACTATCGCAAATGCTGGACAAATTGGTTCAGTTGGAGATACGGATGCAATTGCAATCGCAAGTGATGGTGTAGTAACCCTTACACAAAAATTAGTAGGTACTGAATTAGACATATCAGGCGATGTAGACGTAGACGGAACAACTAACCTAGACATTGTAGATATTGATGGCGCTACTCAGATCGACGCTACTCTTAGCGTAGGTGTAAACGACACAGGGTATGATGTTAAGTTCTTTGGAGCTACTGCTGGTAAGTCTCTTCTTTGGGATGAGAGTGCTGATAGCTTAATTGTTACTGGTTCATCACAGGTAACTAACACGGCCATTGCTTCTGTAGCAATAAGTGGAGTATCACGAGCTTCTAACACAGTTACGGTTACTAACTCCGCAGTTCACGGACTTACACAAGGAGATACAGTTAACTTAAATGGAGTGTCTGACACGTCCTTTAATGGTTACTTTACTGTAGCCAGTATATCTAGCACTACAGTATTTACGTTTGCACAAACAGCGAATAATGGAACCTCAAGCGGTGGAGCTACTACAGAGATTGTTTATAGCTTACTTTCTAGTGGCACTGCTCTAAGTTCGTTTGCTGGCCCTGTAGTGGTAAATGCAAACAGCGGAATAGATGGATTAGAGATCACTCAGGCAGGCGCGGGCGATGCTCTAAACGTGACAGGCACCGTTGATATTACAGGTGTATTAACAGGTACAAGCCTAGACATCTCAGGCGATATAGACGTAGACGGTACAACTAACCTAGACATTGTAGATATTGATGGCGCTGTAGATATGGCCTCTACGTTGACCCTAGCGGGCAATGCAGACTTTAACGGCGATCTAGATGTAGACG